TAATGAGGGTAAAACAAAGGGAGGGAGTTACCCCTCCCCTCGTCTCTTACTTACGCATCAAGAACCGCAAGGATGAAACCTGCTTCTGGACGGTGAGCCTGAACACCGTAAAGGGTGTCGGCAGTGTACAGAGTAGACAGGTACTCTTGCTTGTACTGAGTCTGTGAACGAACGCTCATCTGCTCGCCAAGAACCAGTGCGTCCTTGTGGAAGAAGAAAGCACCACGAACATCAATAGTGCCAGCACTGTTAGATGTTGCATCCTCGATCAGCGGGCAGTTGGAAGAGACATAAATGTCAATGCCGTATACGCTACCAATCAAGCCTGACTGAACTGCGCGAGTATTGGTGAAGTCGCTAGACATATAGCGGTCAACACCCATGATTGCAGAGCGCAATGCAGGAGGAATCACGAAGCAACGATCAGTCATGGGGACATCTGCGTCATCCATTTTCTTAATCAGAGCGCGGAAGCCTGCATCAGTGAACACATCGCCCGTCACTACTTGGTCAACAGCATACGCAGTCAGTCCAGTAGAGGCATCAATGTAGTAGGAGTTTGTGTTAACCCACGCAGCACCAGTACAAGTTCCTGATAGCGCAACAGTCAGGTCAAGTGTACCGTTACCAAACGCAGTACCAGCGCGGAACAGATCGTTGTCAATCTGACGGGCCAGTGAGTAGCCTGCATCTTCTGTGTAGAACTGACGCAGAGATGACAGAGCCTGGACGTTCACAATATCCTCGATCAAACGAGAGTATTCGAAGTGACGGTTAATCGTCAGAGTGGTTTCAGACTCAAGGTTCGCTTGAATCGTAACTGCTGTTGCTTCTGCCTTGGCACTGGCAGAACCACGAACCGGCTTGGGCAGATGGATAACATCGCCCTTCTTGCCTCGGAAGTTCATTTTCTTGACCAGAGGAGCCATTTTCAGAGACTTCTGATAGGCAGCAATCACCTCGTCAGACCAAATCTCCGGAATGAACTTATCTGCTGCTGTTTTATCTACTACTGCGTTCGCCGTGAAGAACGCGCCTGAAGTTTCGCTAGCCATGATGTGTAGCCTCTATTTAGCGAACTCTACCCTCTGCGTAAGCCTGTCTTATTTCAGGCTCCATAGCATGGTATCGTTCTGGATTGGTTTGCATGAGTTCAATAATGTCCCGCCTACGGTAGAAAGTCTTGCCTTTTGGCTCAGAACTTCCCTTTGACGATCCTGTTGATGCTTTTTTCAAAGTCTCCTTGCGAGATGCCTTTTCTGCGTCCAGTAAACTTGCTGATGCACTCTTAGTTGATTTCCATTGGGAGAACAACTCGTCTGCGGCATCAGTATCAAACTGACTGTCTGCGCGTGAATACAACTCTTTTCGCCATTTACTTGCTTGAATCCACTCTGCAAATGCAGGATCGCCAGCAATGTCGGCTGCATCAGGATGCTTTGACATCAACGCACTCTTTGCCTGTTCACTCCGCATTCTAGCATTCAACTCTTGAGCCTGCTTGATGGCAGGATGAGAAGAGATGCGTTTGTCTACGGCTTTGTCAGGGTCAGAGAAGAAGTCAACTTCCTCTGCGGGTTCTGCTTTTTTTACATCTGATTGCGAGAGAATGAATTGGTCTACAACTTTGCGTAACTCGCCTACCTCTGACCCTTGCTGACCAATACGGGACTCAGCTTCTTGGTGCATCTTTACCAGGTCTTGAATAGACTTATTACGGTACTTGTCGGGAACTTCCGGTTGTCTCTCTGGCTCCAACGATACTTCTTGGTCGTTAGATTCATCAAGTACGGAGAAATCATCTTCATTTTGTTCTACGCTATCAATTAGTTGTGCCATCATTAAGCCTCATAAGACCAATCTAGCTACCCGGTTCACTGTTTCGCGACAGTGACAACGGACTAATCTTGGTTTGCCTTAAGTTCTTTTGCGATCTGCTTGTCTCTTGAGTTTAACCACTTCATCGTAGCACCTGGGAAGTGACCGGATGTAGGGTCTAAATAAACTCGTGGGGCAGAGATCATACGGCTACCAATCTCATTGCAGTGAGGGCAATAATGCTCTGACTCATCTCTGACAAAGCACTCAAATACATGAGCGTTTTTACATTGATAATCAAAGATTCTCATTGCTTGACTCTTTCCTGCTATGGTCTATGGTAGATTCAAGGTTGAGGATAAAAGATAGGCTGTTTAGCTGTCCTTTGCGAAAGAACAGGTCATCCACATCCTTTGTTGCCTCAACAGAATTTATGTTGCGAGCGTTCTCTTCAAGCTCGCCTATCAGTAACTTCCAGCCATCAGACGAAAACAGATCATCCATAGCGTTAAAGTATTCTGAGTCTGTCATTTGAGTCACTGAACATTC